TTAATCAAATATGTTCATAGCTTGATGTTTTTTATCAGTATATAAATGAGAGTACGTTTGAATTGTTTCTGTAATGTTAGAGTGCCTCATTAATTCCATTAATAAATACATATCTACACCATTATTAATTAAATAGCTTGCGTACGAGTGTCTTAAATGGTGTATTTTTAGATTCGGGAATACAGATTTAAAATGATACGAATAGGTAACGTATCTAATAGGTTCTAACCCCCCGAATATAAAATAGTTTTCGTCAAAATATTTATATCTTTTAGAAGATTCATTATACATGTTTTTAAGCATCTCTCTAATTAATTTTGGTACAGGTATTATCCCTTTAGAACTTTCTTTTTTTAGATTATATTCAATTTCTCTATTACTTAAATTGATTTTCTTATTTACGTCAATTTCGCCTTTTATTTTATCGTAATCTTTCCACTGCAAAGCTAAAGCTTCGCCTATTCTAAGACCAGAATAAAATAACAGTTTAGTTAGCTGACGAGAAGTATCGTTTGTGATTTGTTCTACTTTTTCATCAAATTCTTCACGAGTGATAAATTTAGCTTGTGGTTTTGTTCTGGGAATAGGAGTTACCGATAATGTGGGGTCGTATAAGAGCTTGTAATGCTTTTTGGCGTAATTGATAACTGCTTTAAAACCTGCCCACACAGATCGTGCATAGCCAACAGAAAGACCTGCATCGTTTAACAAATAATTCCTGAAAGCAGTACATTGCGTAGTAGTGATTTTGCCAATAGGGATATTTCCGAACCTTTCTTTTATGTGAGTATTATATTCTGTAGTTCGCTTTTCTATTGAGCGTGCAGAAAGATTTTCATTTTTTAAACGATTAAAAAATATATATTCAAAGGGTTGATTGTCCGAGTATCCATATTTAACATTTTGTATAAATTCGCTTTCAGCTAGTTTGGCATCTTTCTTACGTTCAAACCCACGCTTCATTTTTCGTTTGTTATTACCGTATACATCTTTATATCTAATGGAAAAATACCATTTACCTGTATTATCATCCTTATATACTGGCATTTTGCTTTTCCCTCCTCAAAATTGGCAAAAAATAATAAGGGTAGGCGGGCTACCCGTGATTTTAGTACTAGGTACTAAATGTGATATAATAAAATAAAAAGTAGGTGATGAAATGTGTGTAAAATTTACTGACGCAGAAATAGCTTATATAAAAGAATCAGTTGAAAATTATAGTAGTGAATTTGATATTTATGACGATGAACAAGAACTTAAATTAAAAATTTATGAACAAATTATGTTAAAAATCAAATCTGAATACAAGGATACCTATTTATTCCGTCTTATTAATTGATTTGGTATATTCTCTTAATATTTTTTCGTTTTCATCAACAATGTCTTTTAGTGTGTTTAAAAGAAAGTCACAATCACCTTTGGCTACTGCACCAGCTTGTGAATGGTTGATTATGTTTCTCATACTATACGCAATTTCTACCCGTTTTTTGGTTCTATAATTTACTTTACCTTCTTTAGTTAATTCTCCTAATAATTTTGTGTACATAGTTGAATCGGTGTCTTTATGTTTGATTTTATTAACTTTTTTTAATTTGATTAAAAACGTTTCTATAGCAACAGCAAAGGTTGCTGCAGCTGGCAAATACAATTCCCTTTTATAAGCTTGTAATCCTTGTTCTATTTGATAAGAAAAAGTTATATCATCAACAATCTCTTTCATACTATTTAAATCTAAGTGGTTGAACGGTTGTATTTCATCATGTGCTTTGTTTATCAATCTTTCTTTCGACTTCGATATCAATGTATTGTAATGATCGTTAGCTAATCTTTTGCCATAATTAAAAAATAAATCTAAATTGTTTTGTAATATTACGGTCCCGATATATTTTCCGTAGTAAATAGATGTGTAATAAATGTAATTATTAAAATCTAATAATCCGGATTGTTCTTCTACATACTTTTTAGAATCATATATGTATGAAGTAAAGTGTTTAGACAAATATTTGATATCAATATTACGAAAATTATATATTTCTTTTAATTTACTGTCATTTGAGATAACGACGATGCAAGGTTCTTCAAAAAAAGATTGATTTAGATAAAATATCGAAATCTTGTAATCGTCTTTTCTCATGAATGGGAAAGCTTCTGGATTGCTACTAAACTGATAATTGTATCTGTTTTCAACTACATATTTGTAGCCTTCTAAAAATTTACGCAAGTATTCTTTTAAAGTTTTATTCTCTTCCATCCCTCATCCTCCTCACGCCACATAGGCGCTATTAATCAAAAATACGATAGTTATAAATAACTTTGCCTATCACTTCGATTTCATCAATAGAATCTAAATCGTAAGAATTAGTTTTAAATTCATCTGAATAGCTTGCTGGGTCTAAATGTAGTTTTGTTTCAGTACGTCTCACACGCTTAACTGTATATTCACCACCTAGACGTAATACAAGGATGTCATTGCTGTTAAGTTTATGATCACAAGACTTTCTATAATCATGGACAATTATATAAGAACCGTTAGCGAGTATTTTATTCATGCTATCTCCGTTTATTTTTAGTGCTATACATTCGCTAGGTTTACGACCGTTAAAAGCAAATGGTGGAACTTTTAATTTTTCATTATCAATTGCAACTTCCTCGAAATTTCCAGCAGAAACTTTACCGAAATATGGAACCTCGATTTCGCTATCAAATTCTGGTAAAACAATTTCTTCAATTTCTCCTAAGAGATAACCTTTAGAAACATTGAACAAACTTGAAATTTTTTCGACCATACCCATTCTAGGTTCAGTTCTTCCACTTTCCCACATTCTTATAGTACCTTCGGAAACATCTAATTTTTTAGCCATCTCAACTTTAGACAATCTATTGTTCAATCTGATTTCTTTTATGGAATTTTTGAAAGCCATTTTGTTTCCCTTCCTTATATATAATGTTTTTACACTTTTATTATACTATGAAAAATCGTAATTGCAACCCTTAAAATACGATTTAACAAAATAAAAATACGTAATTTTTAAAAATAATTACGAAAAATACTTGCAATCGTATTCTAATTACGATATACTTTGATCAGAACTTAACAAGGAGGTAAAAAAATGAACTACATCAAACATAGCCTTGAAATTAGATGAATGGCGAAAACGAAAAGGTTACACCCAGTCATCTTTCGCAGAAAAACTTGGCATTTCACCGTCTACTTATAACATTTGGGAAAACAACCCAGAAATGATTAAACCTAGAGATGCTTTTAGAATTGCTAAGACATTAGATATCTCTATTGATGAGATTATTTTTTTAAAAGATGAATCGTATTTTAAATACGTTTTAGTCGAAGAAAAACAAACATCTTAATAGGAGGAAAACAAATGCAAGACTTAAAAAAGATTCATGAAATAGCAGTAAAAATCATCGAACTAGCAGAAAAAGAAAAATGGAGCGAAGAGGAATTACTAACGACAATAGACCTCTTACATCTCCAAAATAAAAATACATTGTCTTTAACTGTTGATGGTAAAAAAATTATTTAGGATTTTTTGTATTCATATCAACATCAAAAGTTAAAGGGTTTTCATCAACCAAAATTAATAGGTGACTTGAACGTATATCAATATTATTGCCGTTAACGTGGATTGTTACGACCAAACCATTTTCGTAAGCTAATCGAACACCTTTGCTACCATCTACAAATTCACATGGTGTTTCTTCAAACTTACCGGCATTTCTAACATTGATACTAAAGTTATAGTTAGTTTTCAATCTTATCACCACCCATCATCGCAGTAGCGATAAATAAATTATACACGAAAGGAGCATAAACATTATGCAAGCATTACAAACATTTTGTTTCCAATAAAAAAACACACACCTTGTCGTAGAAGGTATGTGTTACGGAAATTTTGTTCGGTTCTAATTACTACGACTAACAGCACAATTTTTGCTGGTATCGTCCCCAGCCCTGTATGGTGCTTAGGTTTTCCGTCAAAGTCTAGCGTCCTAAAAGTTACTACCTTCTAGTACGCATACCCTAGTTAACGTCTCTTGGTTGACTGTGGAATACAACAAACGATGTTCTAATTTAGACTTACTAACCTATAAAACCACAGGATGATTTAAAACCTCGCATAAGCAAGGAAATCACCTCCCAATGTAGTGGGGTTGGATTAATTATATAACGAAATATCGTTATGGACAATAAGGAGTGGTAAGATGCTGAACTTAAAAGAATTGAGAGAAGAAAAGGGGATAACACGCTATCAACTAGCGAAGCTAACGGAATTACAAAACTCGACAATTCGATCGATCTATCGAAACAGAGGTTAAAAACCCTGGTTTCCTCACAGTAAAAAAAATATGCGATGCACTACAAGTTGATATCGCTAATGTAAAGGAGAAATAAAATGCAAGCATTACAAACAAAATCGAACATCGGAGAAATGTTCAATATTCAAGAAAAAGAAAATGGAGAAATCGCAATCAGCGGTCGAGAACTTCATCAAGCATTAGAAGTTTCAACTAGGTACGATAAGTGGTTCGAAAGAATGACGGAATATGGTTTTGAAAACGGGATAGATTTTATTTCGCAAGTTGAAAAAGTACACGGTCAAAAAAGGGCGCGTACTTATGAACAAGTTAATCATATTCTCACTCTCGACACTGCAAAAGAGATTGCAATGATTCAACGTAGTGAACCTGGCAAACGTGCAAGACAATACTTCATCCAAGTAGAGAAAGCATGGAATAGCCCAGAAATGATTATGCAACGTGCTTTAAAAATTGCTAACAACACAATCAATCAATTAGAAACAAAGATTGAACGTGATAAACCAAAAATTGTATTTGCAGATGCAGTAGCTACTACTAAGACATCAATTTTAGTTGGAGAGTTAGCAAAGATCATTAAACAAAACGGTATAAACATCGGGCAACGCAGATTGTTTGAGTGGTTACGTCAAAACGGATTCCTTATTAAACGCAAGGGTGTGGATTATAACATGCCTACACAGTATTCAATGGAACGTGAGTTATTCGAAATTAAAGAAACATCAATCACACATTCGGACGGTCACACATCAATTAGTAAGACGCCAAAAGTAACAGGCAAAGGACAACAATACTTTGTTAATAAGTTTTTAGGAGAAAAATAAAAATCTTAATAGGAGGAATTATCAATGAACACACTATACAAAACAACCCTCCTCATCACAATGGCAGTTGTGACGTGGAAGGTTGTAAAGATTGAGAAAAACACAAGATTTAAACTTAGAAATTTTGATTATCCAAAAATTAATAATGCTCAGAGCAAATCATTGTTGGATATTGCTAGTCACGATCTAAAAGATATTTAACTGTATTCAAAATTTTCATATCTTGTTGAGCTTTTAAGCTTTCGTATAAAGCTATTGAATAAATAATTTCGTAAGATACGTTTTCAGGAGCATCTTCTTTCAACTTATTTATTCTATCTCTAAAAAAGTCACTGTCACCACCGAATTCTTTTTCGGCTTGATTACTAAGTTCACCAAAGAAATTTTGAAAATCATTAAATTCCATACTTATCACCTCCTTTCACTAGGAGATAACTAAATTATACACAACACAAAAATAAAAAGGAGGAATAGATATGATAAAAAATAGTTTGCAAGCTAAAGAACTTGCAGTAATTTTATCTGTTTCTAAATCCAAAGCAGGACAAATAATAAGAGAACTGAATAAAGAGCTTGAAGACGAAGGTTACATTGCGATTCGAGGCAGAATACCAGTCCAATTAGCTAGAGAAAAATTCCCTTATCACGGCTTGTCAGACGAGAGAATAATGGAGGCGTTGAAAAAAGAAAATGAGTAACATTTATAAAAGCTACCTAGTAGCAGTATTATGCTTCACAGTCTTAGCGATTGTACTTATGCCGTTTCTATACTTCACTACAGCATGGTCAATTGCGGGATTCGCAAGTATCGCAACATTCATGTACTACAAAGAATGCTTTTTCAAAGAATAAAAAAACTGCTACTTGTTGGAGCAAGTAACAGTATCAAACACTTAAGAAAAAATTCATGTTCAATATAAAACGAAAAACGGAGGAAGTCAAGATGTATTACGAAATAGGCGAAATCATACGCAAAAATATTCATGTTAACGGATTCGATTTTAAGCTATTCATTTTAAAAGGTCATATGGGCATATCAATACAAGTTAAAGATATGAACAACGTACCAATTAAACATGCTTATGTCGTAGATGAGAATGACTTAGATATGGCATCAGACTTATTTAACCAAGCAATAGATGAATGGATTGAAGAGAACACAGACGAACAGGACAGACTAATTAACTTAGTCATGAAATGGTAGGAGGTCGCTATGAAGCAGACTGTAACTTATATCATTCGTCATAGGGATATGCCAATTTATATAACTAACAAACCAACTGATAACAATTCAGATATTAGTTACTCCACAAATAGAAATAGAGCTAGGGAGTTTAACGGTATGGAAGAAGCGAGTATCAATATGGATTATCACAAAGCAATCAAGAAAACAGTGACAGAAACTATTGAGTACGAGGAGGTAGAACATGACTGAGGAAAAACAAGAACCACAAGAAAAAGTAAGCATACTCAAAAAACTAAAGATAAATAATATCGCTGAGAAAAATAAAAGGAAATTCTATAAATTTGCAGTATACGGAAAAATTGGCTCAGGAAAAACCACGTTTGCTACAAGAGATAAAGACGCTTTCGTCATTGACATTAACGAAGGTGGAACAACGGTTACTGACGAAGGATCAGACGTAGAAATCGAGAACTATCAACACTTTGTTTATGTTGTAAATTTTTTACCTCAAATTTTACAGGAGATGAGAGAAAACGGACAAGAAATCAATGTTGTAGTTATTGAAACTATTCAAAAACTTAGAGATATGACATTGAATGATGTGATGAAAAATAAGTCTAAAAAACCAACGTTTAATGATTGGGGAGAAGTTGCTGAACGAATTGTCAGTATGTACAGATTAATAGGAAAACTTCAAGAAGAATACAAATTCCACTTTGTTATTACAGGTCATGAAGGTATCAACAAAGATAAAGATGATGAAGGTAGCACTATCAACCCTACTATCACTATTGAAGCGCAAGAACAAATTAAAAAAGCTATTACTTCTCAAAGTGATGTGTTAGCTAGGGCAATGATTGAAGAATTTGATGATAACGGAGAAAAGAAAGCTAGATATATTCTAAACGCTGAACCTTCTAATACGTTTGAAACAAAGATTAGACATTCACCTTCAATAACAATTAACAATAAGAAATTTGCAAATCCTAGCATTACGGACGTAGTAGAAGCAATTAGAAATGGAAACTAAAAATTAATTAAAAGGACGGTATTTAATTATGAAAATCACAGGACAAGCGCAATTTACTAAAGAAACAAATCAAGAAAAGTTTTATAACGGCTCAGCAGGGTTTCAAGCTGGAGAATTCACAGTGAAAGTTAAAAATATTGAATTCAATGATAGAGAAAATAGATATTTCACAATCGTATTTGAAAATGATGAAGGCAAACAATATAAACATAATCAATTTGTACCGCCGTATAAATATGATTTCCAAGAAAAACAATTGATTGAATTAGTTACTCGATTAGGTATTAAGTTAAATCTTCCTAGCTTAGATTTTGATACCAATGATCTTATTGGTAAGTTTTGTCACTTGGTATTGAAATGGAAATTCAATGAAGATGAAGGTAAGTATTTTACGGATTTTTCATTTATTAAACCTTACAAAAAGGGCGATGATGTTGTTAACAAACCTATTCCGAAGACAGATAAGCAAAAAGCTGAAGAAAATAACGGGGCACAACAACAAACATCAATGTCTCAACAAAGCAATCCATTTGAAAGCAGTGGCCAATTTGGATATGACGACCAAGATTTAGCGTTTTAAGGTGTGGTTTAAATGCAATACATTACAAGATACCAGAAAGATAACGACGGTACTTATTCCGTCGTTGCTACTGGTGTTGAACTTGAACAAAGTCACATTGACTTACTAGAAAACGGATATCCACTAAAAGCAGAAGTAGAGGTTCCGGACAATAAAAAACTATCTATAGAACAACGCAAAAAAATATTCGCAATGTGTAGAGATATAGAACTTCACTGGGGCGAACCAGTAGAATCAACTAGAAAATTATTACAAACAGAATTGGAAATTATGAAAGGTTATGAAGAAATCAGTCTGCGCGACTGTTCTATGAAAGTTGCAAGGGAGTTAATAGAACTGATTATAGCGTTTATGTTTCATCATCAAATACCTATGAGTGTAGAAACGAGTAAGTTGTTAAGCGAAGATAAAGCGTTATTATATTGGGCTACAATCAACCGCAACTGTGTAATATGCGGAAAGCCTCACGCAGACCTGGCACATTATGAAGCAGTCGGCAGAGGCATGAACAGAAACAAAATGAACCACTATGACAAACATGTATTAGCGTTATGTCGCGAACATCACAACGAGCAACATGCGATTGGCGTTAAGTCGTTTGATGATAAATACCACTTGCATGACTCGTGGATAAAAGTTGATGAGAGGCTCAATAAAATGTTGAAAGGAGAGAAAAAGGAATGAATAGACTAAGAATAATAAAAATAGCACTCCTAATCGTCATCTTGGCGGAAGAGATTAGAAATGCTATGCATGCTGTAAAAGTGGAGAAAATTTTAAAATCTCCGTTTAGTTAATACAGGTTTTTACAAAAGCTTTACCATAGGCGGACAAACTAATTGAGCCTTTTTTGATGTCTATTACCCAGGGGCTGTAATGTAACTTTAATACTTCAAATTCAATGCCAGAAAGTTTACTTATTGTTTCTAGGTTGTGTCCTGACTTTAACATTCTTTTAACAAATTCTAATCCCGAAACAAATCTTTGTTTTTCTATAATCTTATTAAAGTGATTTAAAAACTGAGGAGCATAAAACTTATTATAAATTCCTTTTTTTGTTAAGTAAGACATGTCAAAAGTTTCATTTAAAACCCCTAACCTTACTAGGTTATTAATTGAAATTTCGGTTGATTCTATATCTAACGGAGAGTCTTTTATTAACGTGTCCGATATATTCATACCGTCATTCTTTGGGTTTAAAACCGCTCTATATTTAACGGCAGGATGTACTTCGTGATTCTTTAAATGTTTTAAAAGAATAGCATCATTTGGGGATAATTGTTTAATTATTTCAACAAATGAATGGTGGGTTAATGAGTTTTTTCTGTCATCCATAGATGATGCTATTAGTTTTGCGAACATATTACTTAAAGTTTTTTCACTAATGTAAAACTTTGAAGCTTCTAGAGCAGGACCTAGAAGAGAAAATTGTGGTTCTTGTAAATTATTTTCAGGTACAGAAGATATTTCTTTTTTAAATTGTTCTTTGAATTTTTCAAATTCTACTTCTCTTTGATAAATAACTTTATCCACATAAAGGTGGAATTTCCCAAAGACAAGTTCCCAAGTTTTAGAGAATGTTTCTACAGGCCCTTTTGATGCGCCTTCAATAATTTTATCAATACCTTTACCTAAAATAGGATCCATAATTATTCACCCCCAATCTAACGCAATAGCGATAATAAAATTATACCAGAAAGGAGATAACGAAATGGCAACATTTAGAACGATAAAAGAAAGTGGCGATTTTGTAACTGTGCATAAATCTTTTGTGTTCGATAGTAATTTAAGTGCTAAAGCTAAAGGGATATTATTGTATTTCCTAAGTCGTCCTGACAATTGGCAAATATACACGTCAGAAGTAGTTAAACATATGAATGATGGACAAAAATCAATCAATAGTGGCGTTCAAGAACTTATGGATAATAAATATGTTCACAGAATACAAAAAAGAGCTGAAAACGGTGTGTTTAAAGGTTTTGAATACTTAGTTTACGAAAAACCAACCGAAATGCCATTTTCGGAAAACGGATTATCGGCAAACGGGTTTTCGGAAAACGGAAAAACGGAAAACCGAAAAGGGCGTACTACTAATAATAATAGTACTAATAATGATTTAACTAATAATAACAATACTAATAATGATGGAAGTATATTGTCGGGCAACCCGACTGTGTATTCCATTCCCTATAAAGAAATTATCGAATACTTAAATAAAAAAGCAGGAAAGCATTTTAAACATAATACAGCTAAAACAAAAGATTTTATTAAAGCAAGATGGAATCAAGATTTTAGGTTGGAGGATTTTAAAAAGGTGATTGATATCAAAACAGCTGAATGGTTAAACACGGATAGCGATAAATACCTTAGACCAGAAACACTTTTTGGCAGTAAATTTGAGGGGTACCTCAATCAAAAAATACAACCAACTGGCACGGATCAATTGGAACGCATGAAGTACGACGAAAGTTATTGGGATTAGGGGGATATTATGAAACCACTATTCAGCGAAAAGATAAACGAAAGCTTGAAAAAATATCAACCTACTCATGTCGAAAAAGGATTGAAATGTGAGAGATGTGGAAGTGAATACGACTTATATAAGTTTGCTCCTACTAAAAAACACCCGAATGGTTACGAGTATAAAGACGGTTGCAAATGTGAAATCTATGAGGAATATAAGCGAAACAAGCAACGGAAGATAAACAACATATTCAATCAATCAAACGTTAATCCGTCTTTAAGAGATGCAACAGTCAAAAACTACAAGCCACAAAATGAAAAACAAGTACACGCTAAACAAACAGCAATAGAGTACGTACAAGGCTTCTCTACAAAAGAACCAAAATCATTAATATTGCAAGGTTCATACGGAACTGGTAAAAGCCACCTAGCATACGCTATCGCAAAAGCAGTCAAAGCTAAAGGGCATACGGTTGCTTTTATGCACATACCAATGTTGATGGATCGTATCAAAGCGACATACAACAAAAATGCAGTAGAGACTACAGACGAGCTAGTCAGATTGCTAAGTGATATTGATTTACTTGTACTAGATGATATGGGTGTAGAAAACACAGAGCACACTTTAAATAAACTTTTCAGCATTGTTGATAACAGAGTAGGTAAAAACAACATCTTTACAACTAACTTTAGTGATAAAGAACTAAATCAAAATATGAACTGGCAACGTATCAATTCAAGAATGAAACACAATGCGAGAAAAGTAAGAGTAATCGGAGACGATTTCAGGGAGCGAGATGCATGGTAACCAAAGAATTTTTAAAAACTAAACTTGAGTGTTCAGATATGTACGCTCAGAAACTCATAGATGAGGCACAGGGCGATGAAAATAGGTTGTACGACCTATTTATCCAAAAACTTGCAGAACGTCATACACGCCCCGCTATCGTCGAATATTAAGGAGTGTTAAAAATGCCGAAAGAAAAATATTACTTATACCGAGAAGATGGCACGGAAGATATTAAGGTCATCAAGTATAAAGACAACGTAAATGAAGTTTATTCGCTCACAGGAGCCCATTTCAGCGACGAAAAGAAAATCATGGCTGATAGTGACCTAAAACGATTCAAAGGCGCTCACGGGCTTTTATATGAGCAAGAGCTAGGGTTACAAGCAACGATATTTGATATTTAGAGGTGGCACATGGAAATAGAAATTAAATTTAACGAAACGTTCGAGGCACCTATGGGCTCGCCTCGTCCACGCTTTCGTAATACAGGTAGATTTGTTCAAACATACATGCCAACAGCTTATACAAATCATAAAGCGTATATACAAGGGCAAATGCCTAAGTTAAATCTAGAGCGCGCACTAAAAATCGAATTAGACTTTTACTTTCCATTACTTAAATCATGGTCGAAGAAAAAGAAAAGTGAAATGGTTGGACAGTATAAAGTGACTAAGCCGGATATCGATAACTTAATTAAAACAGTATTAGACGCATGTAATGGTCATGTGTGGAAAGACGATAACCAAATTACAGAAATAACTAGCTCAAAGCGTTATGGACTAGAACCAAAAATAATCATGCGAGTTGAGGAAGTGATCTAATGCAACAGCAAGCATATATAAACGCAACGATTGATATAAGGATACCTACAGAAGTTGAATATCAGTATTTTGATGATGTGGATATCGAAAAAGAAGCGCTGGCAGATTACTTATATAACAATCCAGACGAATTACTAGAGTATGACAATTTAAAAATTAGAAATGTAAATGTAGAGGTGGAATAAATGAGTGTCGTGAAGATTAACGGTAAACCATATAAATTTACCGAACATGAAAATGAATTGATAAAAAAGAACGGGTTAACTCCTGGAATGGTTGCAAAAAGAGTACGTGGTGGCTGGGCGTTGTTAGAAGCCTTAAACGCACCTTATGGCATGCGCTTAGCTGAGTATAAAGAAATCGTATTATCCAGAATTATGCAACGAGAGAGCAAAGAACGTGAAATAGCTAGGCAACGACGTAAAGAGGTTGAACTACGTAAGAGGAAACCACATTTGTTTAATGTACCACAAAAACATTCACGTGATCCGTACTGGTTCGATGTCACTTATAACCAAATGTTCAAGAAATGGAGTGAAGCATAATGAGCATAATCAGTAACAGAAAAGTAGATATGAATGAAACGCAAGACAATGTTAAGCAACCAGCACATTACACATACGGCGATATTGAAATTATAGATTTTATTGAACAAGTAACGGCACAGTATCCACCACAATTAGCATTTGCAATAGGTAATGCAATCAAATACTTGTCTAGAGCACCGTTAAAGAATGGTCATGAGGATATGGCAAAAGCGAAGTTTTATGTAGATAGAGTGTTTGACTTGTGGGAGTAATGACCATGACAGATAACGCGCGTAAAGAATACTTAAACCAATTTTTCGGCTCTAAGAGATATCTGTATCAGGATAACGAGCGAGTGGCACATATCCATGTAGTGAATGGCGCTTATTACTTTCACGGGCATATCGTACCAGATTGGCAAGGTGTGAAAAAGACATTTGATACAGCGGAAGAGCTCGGAATATATATAAAGCAACATGGTTTGGAATACGAGGAACAGAAGCAACTAACTTTATTTTAGAGGAGATGGAAACAATGAAAATCAAAGTTAAAAAAGAAATGCTATTAGACGAGTTAATTAAATGGGCGCGAGAAAATCCGGAGCTATCACAAGGGAAAATATTTTTTTCAACAGGATTTAGTGATGGATTCGTTCGTTTTCATCCAAATACAAATAAGTGTTCGACGTCAAGTTTTATTCCAATTGATATCCCCTTCATAGTTGATATTGAAAAAGAAGTAACCAAAGACACGGTATTTGATAAGTTGTTTGAAATGTACGAGATGGAAGGAGGAGTCTATGAAACCGTATTATATGCAAACACTAGTATAAAAGAATGTTTATATGGTAGACGTTTGCCTACCAAAGCATTCTATATCTTAAACGATGATATGACGATGACGTTAATCTGGAAAGATGGGGAGTTGGTAGAATGATGCAAACCTATAAAGTAAGTCTTTGTATCAAGTTCTTAGCGTCTAAATGTAATTATAAATTAAAAAAGCATTATTTTGTGCAAAGTACGAATGAGGAAGAAGCCACGAATACGGTATTAAAACTGACTCGTAAAAAGCTCCCGTTCCAAACTGCAAGCATAGAGGTCGAAAAAGTGGAGGTAGTAGTATGATGCCGAAATATCGAGTGTGGGACGAATATACAGGAAGAATACACGATGTTGTAGGATTCGACTTCATTGAGACTGAAGTTCACTATGAAAACTACGCGGAAGCAGAAGCTTTAATACATGCAAGAGATTTTAAAGATGTAGAACTTATGCAAAGTACAGGACTTAAAGACAAAAACAACAACGAAATATATGCGGGAGATATAGTTGAGTTTGAAGATGAAATATTAGAGATGCCAGACGATGAATCTGTAATAGGAACAATTAATAGAGCAGTAATATCTATTGATGTTGTAAATGGTATTCAATTAAAAGATTTTATGTTTGAGGGCGCAGTCTCCGAAAATGATTACTTTGAGTATATAGACATAAAATCCTTCCTTAGATATGACTGTGAGGTTAAAGGCAACATATTTGAATCATCACATTTATTGGAGGTAACAGAATGAACTATGAAACAGGGGTCCAACTAGGTGTAATGGACGCTAGGTTGAAGAAGATGAGAAAACAACGTGATGAGTACAAGAAGCAACGTGATGAGCTTATTGGGGATATAGGTAAGTTAAGAGAACGCAACAAAGAGCTGGAGAAGAAAGCAAGTGCATGGGATAGGTATTGCAAGAGCGTTGAAAAAGATTTAATAAACGAATTTGGCAAAGATGGTGAAAGAGTTAAATTTGGAATGGAATTAAACAATAAAACTTTTATGGAGGAAGACACTAATGAATAACCGTGAACAAATAGAACAATCCGTTATAAGTGCTAGTGCGTATAACGGCAATGACACAGAGGGATTACTAAAAGAGATTGAGGACGTATATAAGAAAGCGCAAGCGTTTGATGAAATACTTGAGGGAATGACAAATGCTATTCAACATTCAGTTAAAGAAGGTATTGAACTTGATGAAGCAGTAGGGATTATGACGGGTCAAGTTGTCTATAAATATGAGGAGGCACAGGAAAATGACTAACACATTAACAATTGATCAGTTACAAGAGTTATTACAAATACAAAAGGAGTTCGACGATAGAATACCAACGCTGAACTTACGAGATAGCAAAATAGCATATGTAGTTGAATTCTTTGAATGGTTTAATACATTGGAAACGTTTAAGAACTGGAAGAAGAAACCAGGTAAGCCGTTAGACGTACAACTTGATGAATTAGCTGACATGTTGGCGTTTGGATTGAGTATTGCGAATCAAGTAGGAGTGTCATCAGAAGAGATAAAAGAAGCGATTGAATCAAGTTTTAAAGATACAGAATTTCACAAAATGTTTAATTTTAAAGATAAAGAATTTGCTCAAGACGCAGTTGTTAGTACACCACAGATAATATTCAAAGAATTTTATCCCGACCAACAAGCAATTGTTATAGTGATAGACATAGCTTACAACTTATATTCTATCGACCAACTCATTGACGCATACAAAAAGAAAATGAAAAGGAATCATGAAAGACAAGATGGAACAGCAGACGCAGGAAAAGGATACGTGTAAAGACATCTTAGATCGAGTCAGGAGGTTTTGGGGAAGTGACACAATACTTAGTCACAACATTCAAAGATTCAACAGGACGTAAACATACGCACATAACTCGAGCTAAGAGCAATCAAAGGTTTACAGTTGTTGAGGCAGAGAGTAAAGAAGAAGCTGAGCGCAAATACGAGGCACAAGTTAAGATAAGGAGAGATGGAGATGCCAAAGAAAACGGTAACGATTGATGTAGATGAAAACTTATTAGTAGTAGCTAGTAATGAAATATCAGAACTATTATATGAATATGACAGTGAGTTAATGTCAGCTGATGAAGATGGCGATAATAGAGATATCGAAGAAAAAAGAGACGCATTAAAACAAGCTATACAAATTATCGATAAATTAACATGGGGTGTTTAGTGGTGGTTAAAGAAATTTTGAGACTATTATTCTTACTAGCGATGTATGAGTTAGGTAAGTATGTAACTGAGCAAGTATATATTATGATGACGGCTAATGATGATGTAGAGGCGCCGATTTACTTCGCAAAGTTGAGCGATCAGTCTGATTTGATGAGGGCGGAGGTGTCAGAGTAGATGATGTGGTTAGTCATAGCAATTATATTACTAGTCATCTTATTGTTTGGCGTGATGTTGCAAGCTGAACAGTTAAAAGGTGATGTGAAAGTTAAAGAGCGAGAGATAGAGATATTAAGAAGTAGATTGAGACACTTTGAAGATTAAACATATTTGTACGGAGGGTATTCATGACTAAAAAGAAATACGGATTAAAATTATCAACAGTTCGAAAGTTAGAAGATGAGTTGTGTGATTATCCTAATTATCATAAACAACTTGAAGATTTAAGAAGTGAAATAATGACACCGTGGATTCCAACAGATACAAATATAGGCGGGGAGTTTGTACCGTCTAATACATCAAAAACAGAAATGGCAGTAACTAATTATCTTTGTAGTATACGAAGAGGTAAAATTCTTGAGTTTAAGAGTGCGATTGAACGTATAATCAACACATCAAGTAGGAAAGAACGCGAATTCATTCAAGAGTATTATTTTAATAAAAAGACTTTGATTGCGGTTTGTTATGACATACACATCTCTGAAAGTACAGCGCATAGAATCAAGAAGAAAATAGTGTCTAAACTAGCCGAAGAATTAGGAGAATGCTAAAATTGACAGTAAAATGACAGTTTTTGACACCTATAACGAGGTATTATGATAGCGTAAGATATTGACTATCTTACTGCGTTTCCCTTATCGCAATTAGGAATAAAGGATCTATGTGGGTTGGCTGATTATAGCCAATCCCTTTTTAATTTTAAAAAGCGTATAGCGCGAGAGTTGGTGGTAAATGAAATGAACGAAAAACAAAAGAGATTCGCAGATGAATATATAATGAATGGATGTAATGGTAAAAAAGCAGCAATTACAGCAGGTTATAGTAAGAAAACAGCAGAGTCTTTAGCAAGTCGATTGTTAAGAAATGTTAATGTTTCGGAATATATTAAAGAACGATTAGAACAGATACAAGAAGAGCGTTTAATGAGTATTACAGAAGCTTTAGCGTTATCTGCTTCTATTGCTAGAGGAGAACCTCAAGAGGCTTACAGTAAGAAATATGACCATTTAAACGATGAAGTGGAAAAAGAGGTTACTTACACAATCACACCAACTTTTGAAGAGCGTCAGAGATCTATTGACCACATACTAAAAGTACATGGTGCGTATATCGATAAAAAAGAAATTACTCAGAAGAATATTGAGATTAATATTGGTGAGTACGATGACGAAAGTTAAATTAAACTTTAACAAACCATCTAATGTTTTCAATAGAAACATATTCGAAATACTAACCAATTACGATAACTTCACTGAAGTACATTACGGTGGAGGTTCGAGCGGTAAGTCTCACGGCGTTATACAAAAAGTTGTACTTAAAGCATTGCAAGACTGGAAATATCCTAGGCGTATACTATGGCTTAGAAAAGTCCAATCAACAATTAAAGATAGTTTATTCGAAGATGTCAAAGATTGTTTGATAAACTTCGGTATTTGGGACATGTGCCTTTGGAATAAGACTGATAACAAAGTTGAATTGCCAAACGGCGCAGTTTTTTTGTTTAAAGGATTAGATAACCCAGAGAAAATAAAGTCGATAAAAGGCATATCAGACATAGTCATGGAAGAAGCGTCTGAATTCACACTAAATGATTACACGCAATTAACGTTGCGTTTGAGGGAGCGTAAACACGTGAATAAGCAAATATTTTTGATGTTTAACCCAGTATCTAAACTGAATTGGGTTTATAAGTATTTCTTTGAACATGGTGAACCAATGGAAAATGTCATGATTAGACAATCTAGTTATCGAGATAATAAGTTTCTTGATGAAATGACACGACAAAACTTAGAGTTGTTAGCAAATCGTAATCCAGCATATTACAAAATTTATGCGTTAGGTGAATTTGCTACACTAGACAAATTGGTTTTCCCTAAGTATGAAAAACGTTTAATAAATAAAGATGAGTTAAGACATTTACCTTCTTATTTTGGATTGGACTTTGGCTACGTTAATGATCCTAGTGCTTTTATACATTCTAAAATAGATGTAAAGAAAAAGAAGTTATACATCATTGAAGAGTATGTTAAACAAGGTATGCTGAATGATGAAATAGCTAATGTCATAAAGCAACTTGGTTATGCTAAAGAAGAAATTACAGCAGATAGTGCAGAACAAAAAAGTATAGCTGAATTAAGGAATCTAGGGCTTAAAAGGATTTTACCAACCAAAAAAGGGAAGGGCTCGGTTGTACAAGGGTTACAATTCTTAATGCAATTTGAAATCATTGTTGATGAACGTTGTTTCAAGACTATTGAAGAGTTTGACAACTACACATGGCAAAAGGACAAAGATACAGGTGAATATACCAATGAACCAGTAGATACATACAATCATTGTATCGATTCGTTGCGTTATTCAGTGGAACGATTCTACAGACCGGTTAGAAAACGCACAAATGTCAGTTCGAAAGTTGACACAATAAAATCTCTAGGATTATAGGAGGGAACAAATGTTAAAAGTAAACGAATTTGAAACAGATACAGATCTACGGGGAAACATAAATTACTTATTTAATGATGAAGCCAATGTTGTTTACACATATGACGGGACGGAATCCGATTTATTACAAAACGTTAATGAAGTAAGTAAATGCATTGAACATCACATGGATTACCAACGACCTAGATTGAAAGTGTTAAGTGATTATTACGAAGGTAAAACTAAGAACTTAGTTGAGTTAACACGACGCAAAGAAGAGTACATGGCAGATAACCGTGTAGCGCATGATTACGCATCTTATATTAGCGATTTTATCAACGGCTATTTCTTGGGTAATCCAATTCAATATCAAGATGATGACAAAGATGTATTAGAAGCTATTGAGGCATTCAATGATTTGAATGATGTTGAGTCACACAATAGATCTCTAGGATTAGACTTATCAATTTACGGTAAAGCTTATGAGATAATGATTAGAAACCAAGATGATGAAACGCGTTTATACAAGAGTGATGCAATGAGTACTTTTGTCATATACGACAATACAATTGAACGTAATAGTATCGCAGGCGTTAGATATTTAAGAACTAAACCAATAGACAAGACTGACGAAGATGAAGTGTTTACAGTTGATTTATTTACTTCTCACGGTGTTTATAGATATCTTACCAGTAGAACAAATGGATTGAAGCTCACACCACGTGAAAACGGTTTTGAATCACACTCTTTCGAACGTATGCCTATTACAGAATTTAGCAACAACGAAAGAAGAAAAGGGGATTATGAGAAAGTAATCACTTTAATTGATTTGTATGATAATGCTGAATCAGATACTGCTAACTATATGAGTGATTTAAATGACGCTATGTTACTTATTAAAGGTAATTTAAATTTAGATCCCGTAGAAGTTAGAAAACAAAAGGAAGCTAACGTGTTGTTTTTAGAACCGACTGTTTATGCTGATAGCGAAGGTAGAGAAACAGAAGGTTCAGTTGACGGTGGTTATATTTATAAGCAATACGATGTACAAGGTACCGAAGCTTATAAAGACCGTTTGAACAGTGATATACACATGTTTACCAACACGCCTAACATGAAAGATGATAACTTTAGTGGCACTCAATCGGGCGAGGCAATGAAATACAAATTATTTGGATTGGAACAACGTACTAAAACTAAAGAAGGATTGTTTACTAAAGGGTTAAGACGTCGTGCTAAGTTGTTAGAGACAATACTTAAAAATACACGGTCGATTGACGCTAACAAAGATTTCAATACTGTTAGATACGTATACAACAGAAACTTACCTAAATCATTGATTGAAGAATTAAAAGCTTATATTGATTCTGGCGGGAAGATTAGCCAAACAACTTTAATGTCTCTATTCTCGTTCTTCCAAGACCCTGAATTAGAAGTTAAGAAAATCGAAGAAGATGAGAAAGAATCTATTAAAAAAGCTCAAAAAGGTATTTATAAAGACCCTAGAGACATCAATGATGACGAACAAGATGATGATACAAAAGATACTGTTGATAAAAAGGAATGATTGTAATTGCCTAACAAAAACACTCAAGAATATTGGGAAGAACGCGGACGCAAAGCAATCGAGAATGAGTTGAAGCGTGATAAAACTAAAGCTGAAGAAATAGAACGTATATTGAATATGATGATTAAGCGCATTGAAAAAGAAATCAATGCGTTTATTGTTAAGTACGGAGATTTTGCAGGCGTTACATTACAAGAAGCACAAAAGATTATTGATGAGTTCGATGTAAAAGCGTTTCAAGAAGAAGCAAAAAGATTGGTCGAAAACAAGGACTTTAGCGATAGAGCAAATGAAGAATTAAAGAAGTATAACACTAAGATGTATGTATCTAGAGAACAGATATTAAAGATTCAAATAGAATTCTTAATTGCTTATGCAACAGCTCAAACAGAATTATCGATGAGGGAATATTTCGAATCAACAGCTTATCGTGTGTTCAGTGATCAAGCGGGTATTTTAGGTGAAGGTGTACAAGTAGCTAAAGAAGTTATAGATACAATCGTTGATACACAATTTCATGGTGTCGTTTGGTCAGAGCGATTATGGACTAATACCGAAGCAATGAAACAAGAAGTAGAAGAAATAATTGCTAATGTAGTTATTAGAGGTCGACATCCTAATGAATATGTTAAAGATATGCGCAAGCACTTAAATAAATTCGAAGGCACAGCACGACAAAAGACCGCAGCAATTAAATCATTGCTTTATACGGAATCGGCACGTGTTCACGCACAATCAAGCATTGACAGCATGAAAGAAATTTCACCGGAAGGATATTATATGTATATTGCAAAAATCGATAATAGAACAACTAAAGTATGCAAAGGGCTTAATGGAGAAATATTCAAAGTTAAAGACGCTAAAATTGGTGTTAATTTTTATCCTATGCATATCAATTGTCGTTCAGATTGCGCTTTACTACCTAAATCTATGTGGCCGAAAAAACCAAGCAAGAAACGAAAAACAAAATACTTCGGAGGGAAAGTGAAAAGCGGTGATTGATTTAAAAGTAAAGTTTTTTAAAGGCAAGTTAGCTTTGTATGATAGTAAATTAAGTGTTTGGAGGATACTAAAATGAGTAATACTGACAAATACCTTAGAGACATAGCAAGAGAGTTAAAAGGTATACGTAAAGAGTTACAAAAGCGAAACGAAACAGTTATTATTGATGCAAACTTAGACAGCGTAAGGTCGGCAGTATTAGCCGATAAAGAAAAATCGAAATATAATGAACCTCTCTTTTAATAGCTAGCACTTAATTGTGTTGGCTATTTTTTATGTCCAAACCATGCTTATGACAATAAAAGATGCAAGTGTAACAGCCCGAACCATGTATGGCTTAAAACTAATCAAGAGTAAATAAATGAGGTGTAAAAACTATGGATATCCAAGAGAAGTTAAAACTCAAATTACAGTTTTTTGCTGAAGAATCAGATGGAGATAATGGAAAATCAAAAGATAACAACGATGATGAAGGCAAAGACAAACAAGACAAAAAGACTAATTCAGAAGAAGAAATCGAAAAAAGACTACAAGAAGAATATAACAAGCGTCTTAAAGAAGAATTAAGTCGTCGTATGAAGCAGAAAGAAAAAGAGAAACAAGAAGCTGTTGATGAAGCTAAACGATTAGCAAAAATGAACAAAGATCAAATCGCTGAATATGAACGCGAACAAATGGACAAAGAGCTGGAACAATTACGTTCAGAAAAACAATTAAACGAAATGCGTTCAGAAGCACGAAAAATGTTGAGTGAAGCGGAAGTTGATTCATCAGATGAGGTTGTCAATTTGGTTGTAACTGACACTGCTGAACAAACCAAATCGAACGTTGAAGCTTTTTCTAATGCAGTAAAAAAAGCGGTTAATGAAGCGGTTAAGGTTAACGCTAGACAATCGCCATTGACTGGTGGAGATTCATTTAATCACTCGACTAAAAATAAACCGCAAAACTTAGCTGAAATAGCTAGACAAAAAAGAATTATTAAAAATTAACGGAGGCATTTAAATGGAACAAACACAAAAATTAAAATTAAATTTGCAACATTTTGCAAGTAACAATGTTAAACCACAAGTATTTAACCCTGACAATGTAATGATGCACGAAAAGAAAGATGGCACGTTGTTAAACGACTTTACAACACCTATCTTACAAGAGGTTATGGAAAACTCTAAAATTATGCAATTAGGTAAGTACGAACCAATGGAAGGTACTGAGAAGAAGTTTACTTTTTGGGCTGATAAACCAGGTGCTTACTGGGTAGGTGAAGGTCAAAAAATCGAAACATCTAAAGCTACATGGGTTAATGCTACTATGAGAGCGTTTAAATTAGGGGTTATCTTACCTGTAACAAAAGAATTTTTGAATTACACTTATTCACAATTCTTTGAAGAAATGAAGCCTATGATTGCTGAAGCATTCTATAAAAAGTTTGATGAAGCGGGTATTTTGAATCAAGGTAACAATCCATTCGGTAAATCAATTGCACAATCAATTGAAAAAACTAATAAGGTTATTAAAGGTGACTTCACACAAGATAACATTATTGATTTAGAGGCATTACTTGAAGATGACGAATTAGAAGCAAATGCGTTTATCTCAAAAACACAAAACAGAAGCTTGTTACGTAAAATTGTAGATCCTGAAACTAAGGAACGTATTTATGACCGTAACAGTGATACGTTAGATGGTCTACCTGTGGTTAACCTTAAATCAAGCAATTTAAAACGCGGTGAATTAATTACTGGTGACTTTGATAAGTTGATTTACGGTATCCCTCAATTAATTGAATACAAAATCGATGAAACTGCACAATTATCTACAGTTAAAAACGAAGATGGCACACCTGTAAACTTATTCGAACAAGACATGGTGGCATTGCGTGCAACTATGCATGTAGCGTTACACATCGCTGACGATAAAGCATTCGCTAAATTAGTGCCTGCTGACAAAAAAACAGATTCAGTACCAGGAGAAGTTTAATAAATAATTAGGAGTGGTAACATGCCCGAAATCATTGGAATTGTTAAAGTAGATTTTACAGATTTAGAAGATAACAGACATGTCTATATGAAAGGGCATGTCTACCCTCGCAAAGGTTATGATCCTACAGATGAACGTATCAAAGCTTTAGCTAGTGTTGAAAATAAACGCAACGAACAAATGATTTACATTGTAAATGACAAATTAACCAAAAAAGAACTTGTCGAAATAGCAAGTGTTGCTGGCTTACAAGTTGATGAAAAACAAACAAAAGCTGAAATTATCAATGCTTTTGAGTCACTAGAGTAGGTGGTTATATGACTACGCTAGCTGATGTAAAAAAACGTATTGGTCTTAAAGATGAAAAGCAAGATGAACAATTAGAAGAAATCATAAAAAGTTGTGAAAGCCAGTTGTTATCAATGTTACCTATTGAAGTTGAACAAATACCGGAAAGGTTTAGTTACATGATTAAAGAAGTTGCAGTTAAACGCTACAACAGGATTGGTGCTGAAGGTATGACATCAGAAGCGGTTGACGGACGTAGCAATGCGTATGAATTGAACGATTTCAAGGAGTATGAAGCTATTATTGATAATTACTTTAATGCTAGAACGAGAACTAAAAAAGGAAGGGCTGTGTTCTTTTGAGATATGAAGATAGAGTTGTTTTTCAATTAGAACAAGTAGCAACTTACAATCCTAAAACTAGCAAAAAAGAAAACGCACTAATCACTTATGATGCGATACCATGCAATATTAACCCCATTTCTAGAGCAAGAAAGCAACTTGAATTTGGTGATGTAAAAAACGATGTAAGTGTTCTGAGGATAAAAGAATCAATATCTCACCCTGTTAGCCACGTGTTGGTTAATGGCATTCGCTACAAGATAGTTGATACAAGGATATACAGACACGAAACGTCATATTATATCGAAGAGGTCAATTGATGAATATAGATGGATTAGACGCACTGTTAAACCAATTTCATGATATGAAAACCAACATTGATGATGATGTAGATGATATTTTACAGGAAAACGCCAAAGAATATGTAGTACGAGCTAAATTGAAAGCTAGAGAAGTAATGAATAAGGGTTATTGGACTGGTAATTTATCACGCAATATCAGATATAAAAAAACTGGCGATTTGCAATACACTATCACATCGCATGCAGCTTATAGTGGTTTCTTAGAGTTTGGTACTCGATACATGGAGGCAGAACCTTTTATGTGGCCAGTATATGAGGTAATAAGAAAATCAACTGTAGAAGAATTGAAAGCGTTGTTTGAATAGGAGATAAAAGCATGACACCGAACTTACAACTTTATAATAAAGCGTATGAAACGCTACAAGGATATGGATTCCCTGTTATTTCTCGTAAAGAGATGCAACAAGAGATTCCGTATCCTTTTTTTGTAATAAAAATGCCGGAGTCAAATAGAAGTAAGTACACGTTTGATAGTTATTCTGGCGATACGAATTTAGTTATTGATATTTGGAGTGTAAGCGATGATTTAGGACATCATGACGGACTTGTTAAAAGGTGTATCGATGATTTAACACCTAGCGTTAAAACAAACGATTATGACTTTGAAGAAGATGATACTAACATCGCACAGTTAGTCGATGATACTACTAATCAAGAATTGCTACACACATCAATAACGATATCTTACAAAACATTTTAAAAAACGGAGGAATATTGAATGGCGAATATGAAAAATAGTAATGACCGTATTATTTTGTTTAGAAAAGCTGGCGAAAAAGTAGATGCTACTAAAATGCTTTTTTTAACTGAATACGGCTTATCACATGAAGCTGATACAGATACAGAGGATACGATGGATGGGTCTTATAACACTGGTGGTTCAGTTGAATCAACAATGTCTGGTACTGCTAAAATGTTTTATGGTGACGATTTTGCAGATGAAATTGAAGATGCAGTTGTAGATCGCGTATTGTATGAGGCTTGGGAAGTTGAAAGTAGAATACCAGGCAAAAATGGAGATGCTACTAAATTTAAAGCGAAATATTTCCAAGGTTTCCACAATAAATTTGAATTAAAAGCAGAAGCTAACGGTATTGATGAATATGAATATGAATATGGAGTGAATGGTCGTTTCCAACGTGGATTTGCAACACTACCTGAGGCTGTAACAAAGAAACTTAAGGCGACTGGATACAGATTCCATGACACTACAAAAGCAGATGCGTTAACTGGCGAAGATTTAACAGCAATTCCACAACCTAAGGTAGATTCATCAACGGTTACACCAGGAGAGGTATAAAAATAGGGCGTTAAGCCCTATTTATTTTGTTTAAATTAATCATGAATGGAGATTTTAAGTTATGAATGTAGAAATTAACGGAAAGTCATTAGAATTAAGTTTTGGTTTTAAATTTTTAAGAGAAATCGATAACCGATTAGGTTTAAAAGTTGAGCAAGCTTCTATCGGTCAAGGTGTATCAATGTTGCCTGTAGGTTTAGAGAGTGGAAATCCTGTTGTGATTGGCGAAGTTTTAATTGCATCTACATCTCACTTGAAAAAACAAGCAATTACTATTAATAACATTGATGAAGCACTAGATGAAATCGCAGAAAATATTGGACTAGAAGAATTTGGTTCGGATATTTTAACGGAGTTGGGAAAGCGACCTATGACCCGAAACCTAGTCGAAGTAGTGGAAACGGAAGAGAAACCAGCGGAAGCCTAATAACTTACGACAGAATCGTTATAACTTGTATGTCAACACTTGGTATTACAGATTTGAACGTTATTGAGCAAATGACATTAACAGAATATAACTATCGAATGTATGCGAAAGAGTATGAAATGCTAACCCAAGAATTCGAACGTTACAAACTTGCGTTTGCTATTCGTGATGCTGCAGCTACTAAAAATGTTGGGACAGAAAATAAACCTAAAGAGGAATATGTTTTTAACAACGCAAACGACGTATTGCCTTATGAAGAAAATATCCAACGGCTTAACGAAGGTAAAGATATAAGATTTAGTAGCGAACGTGATGAATACGAACCACAAAATAATGAATTCTTTAAAGTTATAGCAGAATTTAATAAGCAATAGAAAGAGAGGTGTTAATGTGACGGAATATAAAATTAAAGCGACTATTGAAGCAAGTGTAGCTAAATTCAAAAAGCAAATTGATAGTGCGGTTAAATCTGTACAAAAATTCAAAAGAGTAGCAGATCAAACTAAAGATGTTGAATTAAACGCTAACGATAAAAAATTACAAAAAACTATCAAGGTTGCTAAAAAGTCTTTAGATGCCTTTAGCAACAAAAATGTAAAAGCTAAATTAGATGCTAGTATACAAGACTTACAACAAAAGATATTAGAATCAAATTTTGAACTAGACAAACTTAACTCCAAAGAAGCTAGCCCAGAAGTTAAACTACAAAAACAAAAGTTAACTAAAGATATCGCTGAAGCAGAAGCTAAGTTATCCGAACTGGAAAAGAAACGTGTCAATATTGACGTCAATGCAGATAACAGTAAATTCAATCGAGTGTTAAAAGTATCTAAAGCTAGTCTTGAAGCATTAAATAGGTCTAAAGCTAAAGCTTTTATAGACGTGGACAATGGTGTTGCTAACTCTAAAATAAAACGCACTAAAGAAGAGCTTAAAAGTATTCCAAACAAAACTAGATCTCGACTAGAGGTAGATACAGGACTTTCTATCCCAACTATTTATGCGTTCAAAAAATCATTAGACGCATTACCGAACAAAAAAACAACAAAGGTAGATGTAGATACTAATGGTTTAAAGAAAGCTTATGCCTACATAATAAAAGCAAACGACAATTTCCAAAGACAGATGGGGAATTTAGCTAATATGTTCCGTGTGTTCGGTACTGTAGGTTCTAATATGGTTGGTGGATTACTAACTTCATCTTTTAGCATTTTAATACCTATAATAGCGAGCGTAGTACCTGTAGTGTTTGCACTATTAAACGCTATCAAAGTGTTAACTGGTGGTGTACTTGCTTTAGGTGGTGCGGTAGCAATAGCCGGCGCTGGCTTTGTAGCATTTGGCGCAATGGCTATCAGCGCTATAAAGATGCTTAATGATGGCACTTTACAAGCTAGCTCAGCAACAAACGAATACAAAAAAGCTTTAGATGGCGTAAAGTCAGCATGGACTGATATTATAAAGCAAAATCAATCCGCTATCTTCACAACTCTTGCAAATGGTTTAAATACTGTTAAAACAGCAATGCAAAGCTTGCAACCGTTTTTTAGTGGTATTTCAAGAGGAATGGAAGAGGCGTCTCAAAGTGTACTTAAATGGGCTCAAAATAGCGGTGTAGCATCAAGGTTCTTCAACATGATGAATACAACTGGTGTTTCGGTATTTAACAAGCTATTAAGTGCTGCAGGCGGTTTCGGTGACGGATTAGTCAATGTATTCACACAATTAGCGCCACTGTTTCAATGGTCGGCTGATTGGTTGGATAGATTAGGTCAATCTTTCTCTAACTGGGCTAATAGTGCAGCTGGAGAAAATTCGATAACTCGTTTTATTGAATACACAAAAACAAACTTACCTATCATTGGTAATATTTTCAAAAATGTTTTCGTTGGAATTAACAATTTGATGAATGCATTCAGCGGATCATCAACTGGAATCTTCCAGTCTCTTGAACAGATGACTGCTAAATTCAGAGAATGGTCTGAACAAGTTGGACAATCACAAGGGTTTAAAGATTTTGTCAGCTATATACAAACTAATGGACCACTAATAATGCAATTGATTGGAAACATCGCAAGAGGATTAGTTGCATTCGCAACAGCAATGGCTCCTATAGCTAGTGCAGTATTACGCGTTGCAGTAGCAATAACTGGTTGGATAGCTAACTTGTTTGAGGCGCATCCGGCTACAGCACAATTAGTTGGTGTCATTATAACTTTAGTTGGTGCATTTAGATTTTTAATACCGATTATTCTTGCTGTATCTAACTTTATGGGTGGCGGATTAATAGGTAGAATCATTGCATTAGTAAGTAAGTTCGGTTTATTAAGAGCGGGATTAACAATTTTAAAAGGTGCGTTCATGTTATTAAAAGGACCATTAAAAATTATATCAGTTATATTCCAATTGTTATTCGGTAAGATTGGATTAATTAGAAATGCTATCACAGGACTAGTAACTGTGTTTGGTATTTTAGGTGGTCCAATAACAATAGTTATTGGTGTAATCGCTGCATTAATAGCTATATTCGTTTTATTGTGGAATAAAAATGAAGGATTCAGAAACTTTATTATAAATGCTTGGAATGCGATAAAAACGTTTATGGTTACAGTTTGGAATGTGTTGAAAACTGTAGCTTCGGTTGTATGGAATGCTATTTTAAAAGCTATCACTACAGCAGTAACTAATGTATACAATTTTATAATGATTGTTTGGAATCAAATAGTCGCTTATTTACAAGGGTTATGGAATGGAATTATCGCTATTGCAACAACGGTGTGGAACCTTTTAGTTACAATCATCACAACTGTTTTCACGACGATAATGACAATAGTTATGACGATATGGACAGCTATTTGGACATTCTTAAGTACAATCTGGAACACGATAATTACAATCGCTACTACGATTTGGAATTTGTTAGTCACTGTAATAACTACAGTGTTTACCACAATTATGACTATCGCAATGACAATTTGGAACGCTATTTGGACGTTCTTACAAACGTTGTGGAACACTATAGTTACTGTGGCAACTAAGGTTTGGAACGCTATCACTACAGCTATATCTACTGCGTTACAAGCGGCATGGAGTTTTATTTCTAATATATGGAATACGATTTGGAGTTTCTTATCTGGTATATTAACGACAATTTGGAATAAAGTTGTAAGCATATTCACACAAGTTGTATCAACTATATCAGACAAAATGTCTCAAGCTTGGAACTTCATCGTGACTAAAGGTATGCAATGGGTATCTACTATAACAAGTACGCTAATTAACTTTGTTAATAGAGTTATTCAAGGATTCGTTAATGTTGTAAACAAAGTTAGTCAAGGTATGACAAATGCAGTAAATAAAATAAAAAGTTTTATAGGAGATTTTGTGTCTGCAGGTGCTGATATGATCCGTGGTTTAATTAGAGGTATTGGACAAATGGCTGGTCAATTAGTAGATGCAGCTAAAAATGTTGCTAAGAAAGCTTTAGATGCAGCTAAAAGTGCTTTGGGTATTCACTCACCTTCACGTGAATTCATGGATGTTGGTATGTATTCAATGCTAGGTTTCGTTAAAGGTATAGATAATCATTCAAGTAAAGTTATCCGTAATGTTTCTAATGTTGCAGATAAAGTAGTTGATGCATTTCAACCTACATTAAACGCACCTGACATTTCTAGTATTACAGGAAACTTAAGTAATTTAGGTGGAAATATAAATGCGCAAGTACAACACACACATTCTATTGAAACATCACCGAACATGAAAACTGTTAAAGTTGAATTCGATGTCAATAACGATGCGCTTACTAGTATTGTTAACGGCAGAAATGCTAAACGCAATTCTGAGTATTACTTATAAAGGAGGTTACAAATGGACATAGAATTAACAAAAAAAGATGGTACTGTAATCAAATTAAGTGAATACGGGTTTATCGTTAACGATATAGTAATTGATAGCATGCAAATCAACACAAAGTATCAAGACAAAGAAAATATGAACGGTCGTATATTAATGGGGAGCAATTATATCAGTAGAGATATAGTTGTTCCTTGTTTTTGTAAAGTTAAAAATCGTTCAGACATTGCTTATATGCGAGATATGTTGTATTCGTTAACGACAGACATAGAACCTATGTATTTGCGAGAAATCAGAAGAAAAGAAGAGTTGAATTACAGGTTTACTCAACCAACTTCTGATGATTACGTGAAATTAGATAAAAACAACTTCCCGGATTACGAATATTCAAGACACGATCAACAAATTTATGTAAATGGTAAACAGTATAAAGTTATTTTTAACGGAGTTATAAACCCTAAACAAAAAGGTAATAAAGTTTCTTTTGAACTAAAATTCGAAACTACAGAATTACCATACGGTGAAAGTATTGGAACAAGCCTAGAGTTAGAAGAAAACAAAAAGGTTGGATTGTGGTCGTTTGATTTTAATATTGATTGGCATGCAGGCGGAGACAAAAGAAAGTATACATTTGAAAATTTGAGCAAAGGTACAGTTTACTATCATGGTAGTGCTCCTAACGACCAATTCAACATGTATAAAAAGATAACAATTATTTTAGGCGAAGATACAGAATCGTTTGTATGGAATTTAACGCATGCTGAAATAATGAAAATCGAAGGGATCAAACTAAAAGCTGGAGACAGAATTGTTTATGATAGCTTCCGAGTTTATAAAAACGGTGTTGAAATAAGTACCGAAACGAATATAGCCCAACCAAAATTTAAATACGGAGCTAATAAATTTGAGTTTAATCAAACGGTACAAAAAGTTCAGTTTGATTTGAAATTTTATTATAAGTAGGTGTCAGAATGACAATAACTATTAAACCACCTAAAGGTAATGGCGCACCTGTACCAGTAGAAACAACTTTAGTAAAAAAAGTTAATGCTGACGGTGTATTAACTTTTGATATTCTAGAAAATAAATATACTTATGAAGTTATTAACGCTATAGGGAAAAGATGGATTGTTAGTCATGTCGAAGGTGAAAACGACAAGAAAGAATATGTAATAACTGTCATTGATAGGAAATCAGAAGGCGACAGACAACTGGTTGAATGTACTGCTAGAGAGATTCCTATAGACAAGTTAATGATTGATAGGATTTATGTTAATGTAACAGGATCTTTTACAGTAGAAAGATATTTTAACATTGTGTTTCAAGGTACTGGAATGCTTTTTGAAGTCGAAGGTAAGGTTAAGTCTTCGAAGTTTGAAAATGGTGGTGAAGGCGACACAAGGTTAGAAATGTTTAAAAAGGGATTAGAACATTTCGGTTTAGAATATAAAATAACGTATGACAAAAAGAAAGACAGATATAAGTTTGTATTGACGCCTTTTGCAAATCAAAAAGCGTCTTATTTTATTTCTGACGAAGTCAACGCCAACGCTATAAAACTCGAGGAAGATGCAAGTGATTTCGCCACCTTCATTAGAGGATATGGTAATTATTCAGGAGAAGAAACATTCGAACACGCTGGGCTCGTAATGGAAGCTAGAAGCGCATTAGCTGAGATATATGGCGATATCCACGCAGAACCATTTAAAGATGGTAAAGTGACTGACCAAGAAACTATGGATAAAGAATTGCAATCGAGATTGAAAAAGTCGTTAAAACAATCTTTGTCTTTAGATTTTTTGGTCTTAAGAGAATCATATCCAGAAGCAGACCCACAACCCGGAGACATAGTACAAATAAAATCTACCAAACTAGGTTTGAATGATTTAGTCCGTATAGTACAAGTTAAAACGATTAGGGGTATAAACAATGTAATTGTTAAGCAAGATGTAACGCTTGGTGAGTTTAATCGAGAACAACGATATATGAAGAAAGTAAATACTGCTGCTAATTATGTTTCTGGATTAAACGATGTTAACCTTTCTAATCCTAGTAAAGCGGCAGAAAACTTAAAATCTAAAGTTGCATCAATAGCTAAATCAACACTCGATTTGATGAGTAGAACTGATTTGATTGAAGATAAACAACAGAAGGTAAGCTCTAAAACTGTGACTACATCTGACGGCACTATCGTTCATGATTTTATAGATAAATCAAACATTAAAGATGTAAAAACAATTGGAACGATTGGCGATTCTGTAGCTAGAGGATCACATGCGAAAGCAAATTTCACTGAAATGTTAGGCAATAAATTAAAAGCCAAAACAACAAACCTTGCAAGAGGTGGCGCTACAATGGCAACAGTTCCAATAGGTAAAGAAGCGGTAGAAAACAGCATTTATAGACAAGCAGAGCAAATAAGAGGAGACCTAATCATATTACAAGGTACAGATGATGACTGGTTACATGGTTATTGGGCAGGCGTACCGATAGGCACTGATAAAACGGATACTAAAACGTTTTATGGTGCCTTTTGTTCTGCAATTGAAGTTATTCGGAAAAATAATCCAACTTCAAAAATACTTGTAATGACAGCTACTAGACAATGTCCTATGAGTGGCACAACGATACGTCGTAAAGATACTGATAAAAACAAATTAGGGTTAACGTTAGAGGATTATGTCAACGCTCAGATATTGGCTTGTAGTGAATTGGATGTACCAGTATATGATGCCTATCATACAGATTATTTTAAGCCATATAATCCAGCGTTCAGAAAATCAAGTATGCCAGACGGATTGCATCCGAACGAGAGGGGTCATGAAGTTATTATGTACGAACTTATTAAAAATTATTACCAGTTTTACGGATAGAAAAGGAGGAAGACATGGATAACAAATTAATTACAGACTTAAGTAGAGTTTTCGATTACAGATATGTAGATGAAAATGAGTATAATTTCAAGCTTATTTCAGACATGCTGACTGATTTTAATTTCTCTCTTGAATACCATAGAAATAAAGAGGTATTTGCACATAATGGAGAGCAAATAAAGTATGAGCATTTAAATGTCACAAGTAGCGTCTCTGATTTTTTAACGTATCTAAACGGCCGTTTCAGCAATATGGTACTAGGTCATAACGGCGACGGTATCAACGAAGTAAAAGACGCGCGTGTTGATAATACTGGTTATGATCATAAGACATTGCAAGATCGTTTGTATCATGATTATTCAACACTAGATGCTTTCACTAAAAAGGTTGAGAAAGCTGTAGATGAAAACTATAAAGAATATCGAGCTACAGAATACCGATTCGAACCAAAAGAGCAAGAACCGGAATTCATCACAGATTTATCGCCATATACTAACGCAGTAATGCAATCATTTTGGGTAGACCCTAGAACGAAAATTATTTATATGACGCAAGCTCGTCCAGGTAATCATTACATGTTATCTAGATTGAAGCCCAACGGACAATTTATTGATAGATTGCTTGTTAAAAACGGCGGTCACGGTACACACAATGCGTATAGATACATTGATGGAGAATTATGGATTTATTCAGCTGTATTGGACAGTAACAAAAACAACAAGTTTGTACGTTTCCAATATAGAACTGGAGAAATAACTTATGGTAATGAAATGCAAGATGTCATGCCGAATATATTTAACGACAGATATACGTCAGCGATTTATAATCCTATAGAAAATTTAATGATTTTCAGACGTGAATATAAAGCTTCTGAAAGACAAGCTAAGAATTCATTGAATTTCATTGAAGTAAGAAGTGCTGACGATATTGATAAAGGTATAGACAAAGTATTGTATCAAATGGATATACCTATGGAATACACTTCAGATACACAACCTATGCAAGGTATCACTTATGATGCAGGTATCTTATATTGGTATACAGGTGATTCGAATACAGCCAACCCTAACTACTTACAAGGTTTCGATATAAAAACAAAAGAATTGTTATTTAAACGACGTATCGATATTGGCGGTGTGAATAATAACTTTAAAGGAGACTTCCAAGAAGCTGAGGGTCTAGATATGTATTACGATCTAGAAACAGGACGTAAAGCACTTTTAATAGGGGTAACTATTGGACCTGGTAATAACAGACATCACTCAATTTATTCTATCGGCCAAAGAGGTGTTAACCAATTCTTAAAAAACATTGCACCTCAAGTATCGATGACTGATTCAGGTGGACGTGTTAAACCGTTACCAATACAGAACCCAGCATATCTAAGTGATATTACGGAAGTTGGTCATTACTATATCTATACGCAAGACACACAAAATGCATTAGATTTCCCGTTACCGAAAGCGTTTAGAGATGCAGGGTGGTTCTTGGATGTACTGCCTGGACACTATAATGGTGCTCTAAGACAAGTACTTACCAGAAACAGCACAGGTAGAAATATGCTTAAATTCGAACGTGTCATTGACATTTTCAATAAGAAAAACAACGGAGCATGGAATTTCTGTCCGCAAAACGCCGGTTATTGGGAACATATCCCTAAGAGTATTACAAAATTATCAGATTTAAAAATCGTTGGTTTAGATTTCTATATCACTACTGAAGAATCAAAACGATTTACTGATTTTCCTAAAGACTTTAAAGGTATTGCAGGTTGGATATTAGAAATAAAATCGAATACACCAGGTAACACAACACAAGTATTAAGACGTAATAACTTCCCGTCTGCGCATCAATTTTTAGTTAGAAACTTTGGTACTGGTGGCGTTGGTAAATGGAGTTTATTCGAGGGAAAGGTGGTTGAATAATGGTAGTAGATAATTTTTCGAAAGACGACAACTTAATCGAGTTACAAACAACATCACAATATAATCCAATTATTGACACAAACATCAGTTTCTATGAATCAGATAGAGGAACTGGTGTTTTAAATTTTGCAGTAACTAAGAATAACAGACCGTTATCTATAAGTTCTGAACATGTTAAAACATCTATCGTGTTAAAAACCGATGATTATAACGTAGATAGAGGCGCTTATATTTCAGACGAATTAACGATAGTAGACGCAATTAATGGGCGTTTGCAGTATGTGATACCGAATGAATTTTTAAAACATTCAGGCAAGGTGCATGCTCAGGCATTCTTTACACAAAACGGGAGTAATAATGTTGTTGTTGAACGTCAATTTAGCTTCAATATTGAAAATGATTTAGTTAGTGGATTTGATGGTATAACAAAGCTTGTTTATATCAAATCTATTCAAGATACTATCGAAGCTGTCGGTAAAGACTTTAACCAATTAAAGCAAAATATGGCTGATACACAAACGTTAATAGCAAAAGTGAATGATAGTGCGACAAAAGGCATTCAACAAATCGAAATCAAGCAAAACGAAGCTATACAAGCTATTACTGCGACGCAAACTAGTGCAACACAAGCTGTTACAGCTGAATTCGATAAAATAGTTGAAAAAGAGCAAGCGATTTTTGAACGTGTTAACGAAGTTGAACAACAAATCAATGGCGCTGACCTTGTTAAAGGTAATTCAACAACAAATTGGCAAAAGTCTAAACTTACAGATGATTACGGTAAAGCAATCGAATCGTCTGAGCAGTCCATAGATAGCGTTTTAAGCACAGTTAACACATCTAGGATTATTCATATCACTAGCGCGACAGATGCGCCCTCATTTAAAGATATAGGTACTGTCGATACACCTAAAGAAGATGGCGTTGACGATGGTTCAGATATTCCGGTAGCTCCTAACACTTTAGGAAAATCAGGCGTGTTAGTTGTCTATGTTGTTGATGATAGTACGGCACGTGCAACATGGTATCCAGATGATTCAAACGACGAATATACAAAATATAAAATTAGTGGCACATGGTACCCGTTTTATAAAAAAAATGACGGCGATTTAACTAAACAATTCGTCGAAGAAACATCAAACAACGCTTTAAATCAAGCCAAGCAGTATGTAGATGATAAATTCGGAACAACGAGTTGGCAACAACATAAGTTAACTGAGCCTAACGGCCAATCAATACAAGTTAACTTGAATAATGCACAAGGCGATTTGGGTTATCTAACTGCAGGTAATTACTATGCAACAAGAGTGCCGGATTTACCAAGTGGCGTTGAAAGTTATGAGGGTTATTTATCTGTATTCGTTAAAGACGATACAAACAAGCTATTTAACTTCACGCCTTATAACTCTAAAAAGATTTACACACGATCAATCACAAACGGCAGACTTGAGCAACAGTGGACAGTTCCTAATGAACATAAATCAACGGTATTGTTCGACGGTGGCGCAAATGGTGTAGGTACAACAATCAATCTAACTGAACCGTACACAAACTATTCTATTTTGTTGGTAAGTGGAACTTATCCAGGTGGCGTTATTGAGGGATTCGGACTAACCGCATTACCTAACGCGATTCAATTGAGTAAAGCCAATGTAGTTGACTCAGACGGCAACGGTGGCGGTATTTATGAGTGCTTACTATCCAAAACAAGTAGCACTACTTTAAGAATAGATAACGATGTGTACTTTGATTTAGGTAAAACATCAGGCTCTGGAGCGAATGCCAACAAAGTTACTATAACTAAAATTATGGGGTGGAAATAATGGAAATCACAGTAAATGATAAAAATGAAGTTATCGGATACGTTAATACTGGCGGTTTACGTAATAGTTTAGATGTAGACGATAACAATGTGCCTATCAAATTCAAAGAAGAGTTCGAACCTAGAAAGTTCGTTTTCACTAACGGCGAAATTAAATACAATAGCAATTTCGAAAAAGAAGACGTACCGAATGCATCAAACCAACAAAGTGCGTCAGATTTAAGTGATGAGGAACTTCGCGGAATGGTTGCAAGTATGCAAATGCAGATGACGCAAGTGAACATGTTGACAATGCAATTGACGCAACAAAACGCTATGTTAACACAACAGTTGACCGAACTGAAAACTAACAAAACAAATACTGAGGGGGACGTTTAAATGATGAAGATGATTTATCCAACTTTTAAAGACATTAAAACTTTTTATGTGTGGGGTTGCTATAAAAATGAGCAAATTAAGTGGTACGTAGACATGGGTGTAATCGACAAAGAAGAATATGCATTGATCACTGGTGAAAAATATCCAGAACCAAAAGATGAAAAGTCACAGGTGTAATGCTTGTGGCTTTTTAATTTAACAAAAAGTGGGTGGTGCAATGTTTGGATTTACCAAACGACACGAACAAGATTGGCGTTTAACGCGATTAGAAGAAAATGATAAGACTATGTTTGAAAAATTCGACAGAATAGAAGACAGTCTGAGAACGCAAGAAAAAATTTATGACAAGTTAGATAGAAATTTCGAAGAACTAAGGCGTGACAAGGTAGAAGATGAAAAGAATAAAGAAAAGAATGCTAAGAATATTAGAGACATAAAAATGTGGATTCTCGGTTTGATAGGGACTATCTTCAGTACGATTGTCATAGCTTTACTAAGAACTATTTTTGGTATTTAAAGGAGGTGATTACCATGCTTAAAGGGATTTTAGGATATAGCTTCTGGGCGTGCTTCTGGTTTGGTAAATGTAAATAACAGTTAAGAGTCGGTGCTTCGGCACTGGCTTTTTATTTTGATTGAAATGAGGTGCATACATGGGATTACCTAATCCAAAAAACAGAAAACCTACAGCTAGTGAAGTAGTAGAGTGGGCTTTGTATATCGCTAAAAATAAAATAGCTATTGATGTACCTGGTTCTGGAATGGGAGCACAATGCTGGGATTTACCTAATTATTTACTCGATAAATATTGGGGGTTTAGAACATGGGGAAATGCTGATGCTATGGCTCAAAAATCCAATTATAGAGGTAGAGATTTCAAGATAATTAGAAATACAAAAGATTTTGTACCACAACCAGGCGACTGGGGTGTTTGGACTGGTGGTTGGGCAGGACATGTAAACATTGTAGTGGGACCATGCACAAAAGACTATTGGTATGGCGTAGATCAAAACTGGTATACAAATAACGCAACAGGAAGTCCACCTTATAAAATTAAACACTCTTATCATGATGGACCAGGTGGAGGGGTTAAATATTTTGTTAGACCACCATATCATCCAGACAAAACTACACCGGCACCTAAACCAGAAGATGATAGTGATGATAACGAAAAAAATAATAAAAAAGTTCCAATTTGGAAAGATGTAACAACTATAAAGTACACTATTTCTAGCCAAGAGGTTAATTATCCAGAATATATTTATCACTTTATAGTAGAAGGTAATCGACGACTCGAAAAACCTAAAGGAATAATGATTAGAAACGCACAAACGATGAGCTCGGTAGAAAGTTTATATAACAGTAGGAAGAAATACAAACAGGATGTAGAATATCCCCACTTTTATGTTGATAGACATAATATTTGGGCACCTAGAAGAGCTGTATTTGAAGTTCCTAATGAACCTGATTATATAGTTATAGACGTATGTGAAGATTATAGTGCGAGTAAAAATGAATTTATTTTTAATGAGATTCACGCAATGGTTGTAGCTGTAGATATGATGGCCAAATATGAGATACCTCTAAGTATTGAAAATTTAAAAGTAGACGACAGCATTTGGCGTTCAATGTTGGAACATGTTAATTGGAATATGATTGACAACGGTGTTCCTCCTAAAGATAAATACGAAGCATTAGAAAAGGCATTACTTAATATATTTAAAAACAGAGAAAAATTATTAAATTCTATAACTAAGCCAACAGTAACAAAATCTAGAATAAAAGTTATGGTAGATAATAAAAACGCTGATATAGCGAATGTAAGAGACTCGTCACCAACAGCCAACAATGGTTCGGCATCTAAACAACCGCAGATCATAACAGAAACGAGTCCTTATACATTCAAACAAGCACTGGATAAACAAATGGCAAGAGGTAACCCGAAAAAATCTAATGCTTGGGGTTGGGCTAACGCTACACGAGCACAAACGAGTTCAGCAATGAATGTTAAACGAATATGGGAAAGTAACACGCAGTGCTACCAAATGCTTAATTTAGGCAAGTATCAAGGTGTTTCAGTTAGCGCACTTAATAAGATACTTAAAGGTAAGGGAACATTGAATAATCAAGGTAAAGCGTTCGCAGAAGCTTGTAAAAAGCACAGCATTAATGAAATTTATTTAATCGCGCATGCTTTCTTAGAAAGTGGATATGGAACAAGTAACTTCGCTAACGGAAAAGATGGAGTATACAACTACTTCGGCATTGGTGCTTACGACAACAATCCTAACTACGCAATGACGTTTGCAAGGAATAAAGGTTGGACATCTCCAGCAAAAGCAATCATGGGCGGTGCTAGCTTCGTAAGAAAGGATTACATCAATAAAGGTCAAAACACATTGTACCGAATTAGATGGAATCCTAAGAATCCAGCTACCCACCAATACGCTACTGCTATAGAGTGGTGCCAACATCAAGCAAGTACAATCGCTAAGTTATATAAACAAATCGGCTTAAAAGGTATCTACTTCACAAGGGATAAATATAAATAAAGAGGTGTGTAAATGTACAAAATAAAAGATGTTGAAACGAGAATAAAAAATGATGGTGTTGACTTAGGTGACATTGGCTGTCGATTTTACACTGAAGATGAAAATACAGCATCTATAAGAATAGGTATCAATGACAAACAAGGTCGTATCGATCTAAAAGCACATGGCTTAACACCTAGATTACATTTGTTTATGGAAGATGGCTCTATATTCAAAAATGAGCCCCTTATTATCGACGATGTTGTAAAAGGGTTCCTTACCTACAAGATACCTAAAAAGGTTATCAAACACGCTGGTTATGTTCGTTGTAAGCTGTTTTTAGAGAAAGAAGAAGAAAAAATACATGTCGCGAACTTTTCTTTCAATATCGTTGATAGTGGCATTGAATCTGCTGTAGCAAAAGAAATCGATGTTAAATTGGTAGATGATGCTATTACGAGAATCTTAAAAGATAACGCGACAGATTTATTGAGCAAAGACTTTAAAGAGAAAATAGATAAAGATGTCATTTCTTACATCGAAAAGAATGAAAGTAGATTTAAAGGTGCGAAAGGTGATAAAGGCGAACCGGGACAACCTGGTGCAAAAGGTGAAGCAGGTAAAAAAGGAGAACAAGGCGCACCCGGTAAAAACGGTACTGTAGTATCAATCAATCCTGACACTAAAATGTGGCAAATTGATGGTAAAGATACAGATATCAAAGCAGAACCTGAGTTATTGGACAAAATCAATATCGCAAATGTTGAAGGGTTAGAAGATAAATTGCAAGAAGTTGAAAAAATCAAAGATACAACTCTCAACGACTCTAAAACGTATACGGATACAAAAATTGCTGAACTAGTTGATAGCGCGCCTGAATCTATGAACACATTAAGAGAATTAGCAGAAGCAATACAAAACAACTCTATTTCAGAAAGTGTATTGCAACAGATTGGCTCAAAAGTTAGTACAGAAGATTTTGAGGAATTCAAACAAACACTAAATGATTTATATGCTCCAAAAAATCATAATCATGACGAGCGGTATGTTTTGTCATCTCAAGCTTTTACTAAACAACAAGCGGATAGTTTATATCAACTAAAAAGCGCATCTCAACCGACGGTTAAAATTTGGACAGGAACAGAAAATGAATATAACTATATATATCAAAAAGACCCTAATACACTTTACTTAATTAAGGGGTGATTTTTATGGAAGGTAATTTTAAAAATGTAAAGAAACTTATTTACGAAGGCGAAGAATATACAAAAGTATATGCTGGAAATATCCAAGTATGGAAAAAGCCTTCATCTTTTGTAATAAAACCCTTACCTAAAAATAAATATCCGGATAGCATAGAAGAATCAACAGCAAAATGGACAATAAATGGAGTTGAACCTAATAAAAGTTATCAGGTGACAATAGAAAATGTACGTAGCGGTATAATGAGGGTTTCGCAAACTAATTTAGGTTCAAGTGATTTAGGAATATCAGGAGTCAATAGCGGAGTTGCAAGTAAAAATATCAACTTTAGTAGTCCTTCAGGGATGTTGTATGTCACTATAAGTGATGTTTATTCAGGATCTCCGACATTGACCATTGAATAATTTTAAACGACTAATTTTTAGTCGTTTTTTTATTTTGGAAAAAAGGAGCAAACAAATGGATGCAAAAGTAATAACAAGATACATCGTATTGATCTTAGCATTAGTAAATCAATTCTTAGCGAATAAAGGTATAAGTCCGATACCAGTAGATGAAGAAAGTGTTTCATCGATTATCTTAACAGTTGTTGCTTTATATACTACATATAAAGATAATCCAACATCTCAAGAAGGGAAATGGGCGAATCAAAAATTAAAGAAATATAAAGCTGAAAGTAAATATAGAAAAGCAACAGGACAAGCACCTATTAAAGAAGTAATGACACCTACGAATATGAACGACACAAATGATTTAGGGTAGGTGGTTGATATATGTTAATGACAAAAAATCAAGCAGAAAAATGGTTTGACAATTCATTAGGGAAACAATTCAACCCAGATGGTTGGTATGGATTTCAGTGTTATGATTACGCCAATATGTTCTTTATGTTAGCGACAGGCGAAAGGCTGCAAGGTTTATATGCTTATAATATCCCGTTTGATAATAAAGCAAAGATTGAAAAATATGGTCAAATAATTAAAAACTATGACAGCTTTTTACCGCAAAAGTTGGATATTGTCGTTTTCCCGTCAAAGTATGGTGGCGGAGCTGGACACGTTGAAATTGTTGAGAGCGCAAATTTAAATACTTTCACATCATTTGGTCAAAACTGGAACGGTAAAGGTTGGACTAATGGCGTTGCGCAACCTGGTTGGGGTCCTGAAACTGTGACAAGACATGTTCATTATTATGACAATCCAATGTATTTTATTAGGTTAAACTTCCCTAACAACTTAAGCGTTGGCAATAAAGCTAAAGGTATTATTAAGCAAGCGACTACAAAAAAAGAGGCAGTAATTAAACCTAAAAAAATTATGCTTGTAGCCGGTCATGGTTATAACGATCCTGGAGCAGTAGGAAACGGAACAAACGAACGCGATTTTATACGTAAATATATAACGCCTAATATCGCTAAGTATTTAAGACATGCAGGACATGAAGTTGCATTATACGGTGGCTCAAGTCAATCACAAGATATGTATCAAGATACTGCATACGGTGTTAATGTAGGCAATAAAAAAGATTATGGCTTATATTGGGTTAAATCACAGGGGTATGACATTGTTCTAGAAATACATTTAGACGCAGCAGGAGAAAGCGCAAGTGGTGGGCATGTTATTATCTCAAGTCAATTCAATGCAGATACTATTGATAAAAGTATACAAGATGTTATTAAAAATAACTTAGGACAAATAAGAGGTGTGACACCTCGTAATGATTTACTAAATGTTAATGTATCAGCAGAAATAAATATAAATTATCGTTTATCTGAATTAGGTTTTATTACTAATAAAAATGATATGGATTGGATTAAGAAAAACTATGACTTGTATTCTAAATTAATAGCCGGTGCGATTCATGGTAAGCCTATAGGTGGTTTGGTAGCTGGTAATGTTAAAACATCAGCTAAAAACAAAAAAAATCCACCAGTGCCAGCAGGTTATACACTCGATAAGAATAATGTCCCTTATAAAAAAGAACAAGGCAATTACACAGTAGCTAATGTTAAAGGTAATAATGTAAGAGACGGTTATTCAACTAATTCAAGAATTACAGGGGTATTACCCAACAACACAACAATTACGTATGACGGTGCATATTGTATTAATGGTTATAGATGGATTACTTATATTGCTAATAGTGGACAACGTCGTTATATAGCGACAGGAGAGGTAGACAAGGCAGGTAATAGAATAAGTAGTTTTGGTAAGTTTAGCACGATTTAG